CTAGCCTATGTGTGGAGCTTCTTTAAGACTAACGTAGCACCAGCTATGCTTAAAGAAAACAGTACTATCATGTGCTGGTCAGCTAAGTGGATGGGCAATGATGATGTCTACTATGAGTCAGCACAAAGTCAAACAGAAGGAATAATGTTAAACTCTTTGCTACCTTTACTAGATGAGGCAGACTTTGTGGTAGGTCATAACGTATCTGGGTTTGATATGCCTAAGATACGTGGTCGGTGTCTTGTTAATGGGCTACGTATACCACAGCCATACAAGGAGATTGACACCCTTAAAATAGCCCGTAAGGAGTTTGGGTTCGATAGTAACAAGCTTGAATCATTAGCCAAAATACTAGGATTAGTAGAGAAAAGTTCTCATAAGAAGTTCCCCGGCTTTGCGTTATGGTCTGAATGCTTGAAAAATAATGATGAAGCATGGGCAGAGATGGAGGCATATAATGTCCAAGATATTGTCACTACTGAGGAGGTCTATGTTGCACTCCGTCCATACGCTACAAACCATCCAAACCTCGGTGTCTATATGGAGCTTGATCATATTGTATGTCCTAAGTGCGGTAGTCCTGATCAGGAGCGACGAGGCTATACTACTACAAACGTCGGTAAGTATCAGCGTTATAAGTGTAATGAATGCGGTGGCTGGCATCGCTCTCGCAGTACTGTGTACCCTAAAGATAAGCGAAAGGCCTTGACGGTGAATGCAGTTGGATAAAGAGTTCTTGACAAGTGTGTTTATTTACGGTATCATAATAGGAATAGGACTAATGATAATATGACAGGCCCAGTAGAAGCAGCGAGAGCAGCAGGCGTATACGCAACTAAGCATGAAGAGGAATGGCATGAGTGGAAGCCGCCAGTTAAAGATGATCCGGTAAACAGCCCTAGCCACTACACCCAAGGAGGTATTGAATGCTTCGATAGTATACAAGCCTCTATGAGTGCGGAAGCCTTTGATGGCTTCTTAAAAGGTAATGCTATGAAGTATATATGGCGTTACGAGAAAAAGGGTAAAGCTAAACAAGACCTGAATAAAGCCAACTGGTACTTAACACGACTACGGAGTATGACTAAATGACACAATACCTAAGTAACCAAAACCCTATGTTCCGATCTAAGTTCTCAGAAGACATCTTCCAACAGAAGTATGCACATGAAGGATGTGAGACTTGGTTCGATCTAGCAACAGTTATTGTACAGGATGTTGTACGGAGTAACTTATCAGACAGTGATAAGGGGCGGCTAGTGCAGTACATCCGTGACCTTAAGTTCATACCCGGAGGGAGATACTTATACTATGCAGGAAGAAAGAACAAGTTCTTCAACAACTGCTTTCTTCTCAAGTCAGAAGAGGATAACAGAGAAGATTGGGCAGAGCTTAGTAAGAAAGTGGAACTATGTCTTAGCACTGGCGGCGGTATTGGCAATGATTATAGCATTTATCGCCCCTCTGGTTCTGTGCTTCATGGCACTGGGGGTGTGGCTTCTGGGCCACTTCCTAAGATGCAAATGGTTAATGAGCAAGGAAGAGGGCTTATGCAAGGTGGTAGCAGACGGTCTGCGATCTATGCGTCTTTAAACTGGAAGCATGACGATATCGTACCGTTTATCCATATGAAAGATTGGTATGGTATGCCTGTAGGTAATACGGGTATGTCTATTGGGGAGATTAAGGAGCAAGACTTTAACTTCCCCGCACCAATGGACTACACAAACATATCAGTGAATTACGATACAGAGTGGGTTGAAAACTATTGGGAGAATGGTGATGTTGGTGAAGTCTTTAAGCGCAACGTCAGACAGGCCCTATCAACGGGGGAGCCGGGGTTTAGCTTTAACTTCTGGGATAAAGAAAAGGAAACACTTAGAAACGCATGTACCGAAGTCACAAGCGAAGATGACTCAGATGTCTGCAACCTTGGGTCTATTAACATCGGACGAGTTGATAGTATTACAGAGTTTAAAGACATCGTGGAGCTTGGTACAAAGTTCCTTATGTGCGGCACTCTTGTCGCAAAGCTACCATACAAGAAAGTCGAAGATGTTAGGGAAAAGAATAGACGTTTGGGCCTAGGTATTATGGGCATACATGAGTGGTTAATTAAGAAAGGAAGCGAGTATGAAGTCACACCTGAGCTACATAGATGGCTCTCTGTTTACCGCAGTGTATCAGACTCAACTTCAAAGAGTTATGCAGATTCATTGGGAGTTAGCAGACCTGTCGCCAACCGCGCCATTGCACCAACAGGAAGCATTGGAATCCTCGCAGGCACTACTACAGGAATTGAGCCTCTCTTTGCAGCAGCTTATAAGCGGAGGTATCTCAAAGCAGGGAAGTGGAAGTACCAATACGTAGTAGATTCAGTAGCACAGGAAATGCTGCGTGAGTACGGAACTGACCCTGACACATTAGATACGGCTCTAACCTTAGCTAATGATCCAGAGCGACGTATTAAGTTCCAAGCTGATATTCAAGACTATGTGGACATGAGTATCTCTTCAACTATTAACTTACCTAAGTGGGGTACAGATGGAAACACGGAAGACAATGTGGATGCGTTCACTGAAACGCTGGCTAAGTACGCCCATCGTCTTAGGGGATTTACTTGTTACCCTGATGGTAGTCGTGGTGGTCAACCTCTTGTTAAAGTAGACTACAAAGATGCTGTAACTAAGCTGGGGGAAGAGTTTGAGGAGCATGTAGAGGCAGTAGATATATGTGACATCACAGGTAAGGGGGGTAGTTGTGGGGTTTAATAATAAAACACCAGAAGAGGGGGCCATACTTGGCTCTCTCACCCTACTCTATGACCCTACTTCCCGTAGGGTTGTTATTCAACGAGAAAGCCAGAATGCAGAGGAGTTACGTGAAGTGTTAAACGAATGGCATCCTAACTTTAAAGATACCCCTGACATAGTAGAAGCTACTAGATGGGTGAATGAGTTTATGAATGACTCCTATGTTCGTATCATTGAACAGTACGGAGATAATGCAATGGACTACGAAGATTACATAACACAAGGAGATGAGACATGAAGGTATTCATATACAAAAACGGGCTATGCGATCAGAAGGCTAATGCTGGTGGGATTAAGAAGTTTAAGTCATCAGAGGATGTAGACAGCTTTATACTGACTATGTGTGGAGCAATGAATAGACTAGCACACAGACAGATTAGAGTGTTTGTAACTAACAACGAGGTAGAGCAGCATGAGGTTGATCACAAAGTCATTATGGGGGACAATTACGGTTTGGACTTACGTGGACACTCCATTAAGGAAGTGGATACTCTTGAGGTGGCAGCGTCAATTGATAAAAAAACTGCCGCATATCGTGATGCGATCAATAACAGACTTCAAGTAACTCCGGGAGGTAACTAAGTAATGAAGAGAGCGTTTGCTTTAATAGTACTTGTGTGGGTTTTTATATCATTAGCAACATTAGGAGCTTGGGCAGGTACTGTACAAACTGATGAAGATTGCTTAGCTGAAGCTGTTTACTTTGAAGGTAGGTCAGAACCCTTTATAGGACAGTTAGCCATAGCTAACGTAGCTTTAACTCGGACTACTAAGTCTGTATGTGCTACAGTACATGATAGATGTCAGTTTAGTTATTGGTGTGATGGTAAGCATGAGATAATGAATGACACTAAAGCTAAAGAAACTTCATATACAGTAGCTAGATTAGCTTTGGATGGTGCAGTAGTAGGTGATGTAGAAGGGGCCACACACTACCATGCAACATACGTAAACCCTCACTGGTCTAGTGAGTTAGTATACTTAGGTCAGATAGGTAAGCATTTGTTTTACCTAGAATCTAATTAAGCATACCTATCTACTTTCCACGTATCTTATTGAGCATATTTGGTACACCTTTAATAGCAAACGTAGAAGCAAAGGCTACGCCCAATAGATACCAATACTCTTCTGGTACGTGCATCTTAAGTATAACAAATGCCTCTCCAATACGAGATACCATCTCAGGCTCGTTAAGGACTGAAGCTAGGAACATAGCTATGAAGGGTGAGATAATGACCACTAAGGCAAACTCATCCTTCCAGCTTCCTGCTTGGTTCTTAGCTTGTTCTATCTCCCAAGTCTGATCGCCCTCAATACTAGTGAGTTGACGTACATGCTTTGCCTTAGCGACTTCAGCTTTGTTGTTTAGGTAGGTTTTACCTATACCTAAAACACCTGAGATTACAGGGCCTATAAATGGTAGCATGTTATTTTCCTTTCCTAGACTTTGCTCCTGAACACTTCCAACGCTTACGAGATAAGTTGTTAGGAGTGTTCGGGTCACTTTGTTTCTTTTTAGACAAGCCTCTTTTTATACCTAGACTTCTTGCACAGTATGAATCACCTTTAGAAGTTCCCGGCTTTACTCTTGCCCCACCGCCTTTTGCTTTGCCAGACTGTCCATAAGAAACTTTCCTACCAGATGCGGTAATCTTAACTTTTGCTTTACCCTTTCGTGGCGTAGCCATATCA